ATCATGGTGGATTTGTAGGATGAGGGCCGCAGCAGCACGACGCAGGAGGTCGGCGGGTGATCCCAGCCTTCGGTCAACACCGCCACATTGACGATCACGCGGATTTCTCCCGTGGCGTAGGCGGTGAGAATGTTGCGGCGTTCTTCGCTGGGCAGATCGCCGTGGATCAGCGCGGCTGGCACATCAGCGGCGTTGAATGCTGCCGCAACATGTTCGGCGTGGGCGACAGTGGAACAGAACACCACGGTCTGACGATCGCCCGCCTTCTCCTTCCAGTGCCGGATGACCTCGTCGGTAACCGGCGCGCGGTCCATGATCGACGCGACCTCCGCCATGTCGAAATCCGCCAGCGTCTTACGAACCGACCGCAGCTTGTCCTGCACACCGACATCAATGACAAAGGTGCGGGGCGGCACGAGATGGCCTGAAGCGATCAACTCGCCCAGACGCACCTGATCGGCGACATTGTCGAACACCTCGCGCAGCCCCTTTTTGTCACCCCGGTTCGGCGTGGCGGTGACGCCGAAGATCCGGGCATCAGGGTTGGCATTGCGGACATGGTCGATGATGCGGCGGTAGCTTGCCGCCACGGCGTGGTGCGCTTCATCGATCACCAGCAGATCGAGCTTCGGCATGGCGGCGAGATTGCCGATCCGTGCCAAGGTCGGAACCATGGCAAATGTCACCTGACCCGCCCACGACTTGGCGCTGGCATCAACCACCGAAGTGGTCAGGCCCGGATTGACCCGGGCAAACTTGCCCCGGTTCTGATCGGTCAGCTCATCGCGGTGGGCCAGCACGCAGGCCTTGGCAGCGGTGTTGCCGATACTTTCGCCGATGACCGCGGATAATGCCAAAGTTTTACCGAACCCGGTGCTCGCCACACTTAGCGTGTTGCCGTGGGCGTCAAGCGCAGCAAGGCTGCGCTCAACAAAGAGTTTCTGACGGGGGCGAAGGCGCATGATCGCCCCCTCACTCGGCCCAGCTGGGACGCCCGGAAAAACCGGGGGTCGCAGGGGTTTGCGGCGCCTGCTGTTGCGGCGCGGGCGCGGTGTAGCCCTGCGCCGGGGCGGCATAGCCCTGCTGCGGCGCGGGTGCTGCCGGGGCCTGGCCGTAGCCCTGCATCGGGGCGGCAGCACCATGCCCCATCAGTTGCGCATAGTCGCGGTGGCTAGGCATGACGGCCGAGCGGACCTCGTTCTTGTCCTCGCCGTTGGTGTCGGAACCGAGGTCCATCCGGGCGATGAATTCGATCCCGTCCAACTCGGCAAAGCCGCTGATCCGGCGGCGGGCCTGCGCTTGCGCCGAGTTGTCCTTGTCGGAAATCCCGCGCGCCGAGTTCAGGATGCCCTTGATCAGACCGCGCCCCGCGTTGCCCCAATCCGGACCCTTGGGGCTGTAAAGCCCGATCAGCGACCAGATCTTGCGTTTGGCATAAGGCCCCTCGACCACGGTATATTCGGCGTCGAGATAGACAGCCCCGGTGGCGCCGCGCTTGGCATAACCGCCGGTCCAGCCCTGGCTCGGGTCGTCAAAACCGCCGGGGCGGATGGTCAGGCGCACCTTGGCCAGCGTGCCCTTGGGAATCACATTGCTGTTGGAATGTGCGTCGTTGAAGTCGTTCCAGAGACCAGACATGGCTGGGTATCCTTTCAGTTTTGGGTGTCAGAGGGGGTGGATGCCGGCGCCTTTGGCGGCACAGGAAGCTGAGGGGCCTGGTAGGTCAGCCGCCGCTCTGCGGGGATGAGGGGGCCGCGGATTTTTTCCATCAGCTTGCCCAGATGCGGAGCCTCAAGCATGGCAAGGCGGCCAGAGCGGTCTTTTGCGGGGTAGCCCCAAGGGTTCAGCGTCTGGCAGACAAAACCGCGCTGGGGCTGGCCGTTTGCATCGGGCACATCAATCATGGTGATGACCTGATCGACGATCCCCGGCAGCTCGAGCCCGGTTTTGGCACCATCGATCTGGGGCACGAAGACCTTGCGGTTGAAGTCATCGAGCTTCTGGTCGAGGATCCCCACAAACCAGACGTTCTTGGTCCGCGTGTGCTGCAGGTGGGTCAGCCAAGCGATCATCTCGCGGCCGTGCAGACCGTAAGCCCCGCGCACATCGGGCTTGCCGGTCTTCTCCGACAGCGCTTCGGGCTGACCTTTGCACCAGCCAAAGCAGAGCCGCCCCGCCACGGTGATCGAGTCGATGAACAGCGTGTCGTATTTTGCCAGCACATTCGGGTTGCCAAACTTCGCGCAGACCGCCTCATAATGGGCCTGGCTATAGGGCTGGTCTGCACGCAGTGCCGGGTTCGGCCCGCCGATGAACACCGCAAAATCCCGGCATTCCGTCCAGGTCCGCGGGCGGATTGCGTCGATTGCCAGCCCTTCGATGGCCAGATCACCGGCTTCGAGATCAAAGAACAGCGTGGTCGAAGATTTCAGCGTCCAGAGCAGGCTGGTCTTGCCGATGCCGGAGCGCCCGAAGATCACGCCCTTGATGCCGCGGGGTTCCGCCAGTCGCTGATCGGCGGTGATGATGGGGAGCGCGCCAGTCATGACAGCACCTCCTGCCGCGCCCGCAGCGCATCAGGGTCGTCGGCGGTCACCGCTACGTAGAGCGCATCTAGACGGTCAGCTTCGTCCAGGCATTCCTTGCCCTTGCGCCGCATGAAACGACGGGCATCGTCGAGCAGGTCGGGCTCGGCGATGAGCTCGGGGATGCCGACATATTCCTGCGCGCTTTCGACGAAGTAGGTCTTGGATCGCAGGGCACGGACGAGCGGTGCAAAGGTCTCGGTGATCTCCGCGAAATCCCCTTGCCCCATCGCATCGTCCTGGTTGCGCAGGATGCGCTTCACCTCGGTGATGATGCCGGTGCGCAGCATCCGCAGCGCACCTTCCTGCCGCGCCTGCCTACATGTGAGCGGAAATGCCGTCCCCATCATGTCATCGGCGATTTTCGGGGCGTTGTTCCCGAGTTGAGAGGCAACCTCCCAGACACGTTCGGCAAAAGCTGTTGATTGGCTATCAAGCATCAAACCACTCCTTGATTGTTGTGAAAGCTGCAGACCCTTGAGCGATGGCCTTGGCATCGTGGTCGTGAAAAGAGGTGTCCCTGGCCTGACGCATACCGTCGTGGGCAAGAGCGAGGTTCACGTCCGAGGCCCACTCGGCAAAGGCGCGGAAGATTCCGGTGACATGCCGCCAGGCAGCCTGCTCGGGCGTGGGAGCGACATAGAGAGGATTGCGGCGACTGGCTGAGCGCTGCGGGCGCAGTCCGCGCATCGCGGCATCGACCACCATCTTGCGCAGCGCAGCGCGCGTCGGTTCCTCGCCGCGTTCCAGGCGATCATCGAGCGCGCGGCGCACAATGCCGGGGTCATTCGTCTCGGCATCACGGATCAGGCGGGCATCGTGGATCTCGTCGTGTCGTAGGCCAAGGTTGGCTGCCGTGGCCTGAAAACTCTTGCCGCCTTCAAGACTTTTCGGGCGCCCTGCGGCCACCTCGCCCCGGGCCTGCGCCGCGTCGTATTCATCCGCCAGCCGGTGCTTGGCCTGCGCCTCGATTTCCAACGCATTCGCCTGTGCGCGGTGCGCGGCACCGATCAGCACATCATGCGCATCCTTGGCACGCTGAAGGCGGGCGGTTCGCTTTGCGACGTCGTAGGCGAAGCCCGCCATCTCGCGCGCATCAAGGATTTCGGCTGAGCTGCGCGCGTTTGCGAGAATACTGGCGGCGCGATCGACCAGCGCACGCAGGTCGTGGGCTTCGTCGATGACAAGGGAAACGGCAGTCATTGCGCACCACCTTGCGGGAGGATCTCGACCTTCAACGTGCCGGTGCGCACCGTGCGCGCGGGCTCAAAACCCTGACGGATGGCATCGGGCCAAGCGACATAGTTGCGTTCCGGCACCTTGAAGCTGATCTCGACATACTCGGCGGGATCGTCGCCAGCGGCGCGAATGCGCTCGACCATGGCGGCAAGCCGGTTCTGATCCCAATCCACCCGTTTCGGCAGATCGGCCACGATGGTGAAATCACCCTCGTCAAAGCGCACCGTGCCGGTGTCCTTGCCGGTGGCACTGCGTTCCGCAGCGGCGCGTGTGGCAAACCGGACCTCCAGCGCGGTGTTGAAGCGGGCCGTCACCGCCTTCATCTGCTTGGCGGCCGCGTCGATCTCGCGCTGCAGGACAGCCAGCAGGGCGACCGGAAGCAGGGCTATTTCACCCACGGGCAAGTTGATCAACTCGTTGAGGTCAGGTGTGTTGTCGGGGAAAGACATTTGGGTCTCCGTGTTGGCGAATGGGGGGATCAGGCGGCCTCGAGCAGGCGCACCGAAAGGGAGGCACCGGCCTGGCGGGGCTTGCGCCGGGCAATGGCGATGTAGGCGAATTGGCCTGGGCCGAGCCGGGCCTGTACGAGGTGGACGAGGTCCTGTTCGGCGGCGCGCATCGCCGCGACGGCGACGTCGCGCAGTGCGCGCTGGCGCTCCGGCTGCAGGTCTGACAGCCGCGCTATCGCATCGAAGGCGAGAAAGCCACGATGGTAGACCAGCGTCTCGCTGGGTTCGGCCTGTGCCACCCACGCGCAGAAGGCTATCTCGTTGAGGCTGTCGTCCACGCGGCCATGAAACGGCACCACCGGCGCGGGCTTGAAACCGGCCATCATCATGCCGCACCCGCCCGCGCATTCGCGGCCGTGTTCTGGCGCAACTGCCCCTGCTCAAAGGCCAGGATGTCTTCCAGCCGGTAGACCACCCGGCCGCCGATCTTCATGTAGGCGGGGCCGTCCCCGACCCACCGCCAGCGCTCCAGCGTGCGGTGCGAAATCGTCCAGCGCCGCGCGAGGTCTGTCTGATTGAGGCAAGTCTTTTGCTGCATCGTTGTCTCCCGGTGTTGGTTGTCGGGAACAAGATGCGATATTAGACTGTGGGATG